GTCGGAATATTGGAGAGATAGAAAGACCACGCACGGATTAAGTCAGTCAAGGCTGTATCACATTTGGCGCGGAATGCATGACAGATGCTATTTGAAAAGCAATCCGGCTTTCCCCAATTACGGCGGCAGGGGGATTGAAATGTGTCCAGAATGGGAAGGAAGTTTTGAAGCCTTTTATGCATGGGCAATGTCAAACGGATATTCAGACGAACTTTCTATTGACCGCATAAACAATGATGGTAATTATGAACCGTCAAATTGTCGTTGGGCAAGTGACAAAGAACAGGCCAACAATAGGCGAAAAAGGCGTTGGCACAAGAAACCAAAGGAGACATAAACATGATAAATTTCTGGATTATATTCTTTTCCGCTTTAGGCGGCTTTGCATTAGGTGTTTTCGGTGTGCTGCTTTATTTCTGCCTGACAATGGAGCAGGAAGAAAGCACAGAAAGCGAGTGGTGGGATGACAATTAATGAATATCAGAAGGCGGCGCTGAGAACCGCTGACACAAGTTCTGATCTTGACCTGCTTGCAAACGGCGTGATGGGGCTGTGCGGTGAAGCAGGTGAATGTATAGACCTTGTAAAGAAGTTTATGTTTCAGCAGCATGAAATTGACCTTGCACACCTTGCAAAAGAACTCGGTGATGTTGCTTGGTATTTAGCTGTTACAGCTTATGCAATCGGCTATGACCTTGAAACGGTCATGCAGATGAATGTTGACAAGCTGCTGAAGCGTTATCCTGAAGGCTTTGACGCTGACAGGTCACAACACAGGGAAGAAGGTGACATCTGATGACAAGAGAAGATAAGCGCAGAGCATTAGATGAATACTGTTACAGCACAGGCGGCTGTAAAAATTGCAAGCTATATCATGTAATTCCAACATATGAAAGCTGCTATGAAGATGAAGATGCAGACATAGAAAGGAATTATGCAATCATTTTCGGTGATGAAGGTCACTACTGGACACGGATTGAAGCCCTTGCAAAGCGACAGCGTGAAAAAGGCATGTCCAAGTATGGGCAGGGGCTTGAAGATAATCCTTCTGACATCATAAAGCGGATTGAACACCTTCAGGAAGAACTTATTGACGGCCTTATGTATTGCGAATGGATAAAAGACAAGCTTTCAGAAGGCGGTGAAGTTGATGGCTGATTCAATAACCTATGACTGCCCTTTCAACCACAGCCTGATATGTGACAATCGCAAATGCAGCAAATGCGGTTGGAATCCTAAAAACAAGGAACTCCGTGAACAGCGGATTGCAAAACTCAAGGAAAGGAAGAACATGAAATGACAGTTTCAAAAGCAACGCAGAAGATGAACATCCTGAAATACTGTGCAGAACACGGTTCAATCACAATTCGTGATGCCTTTGAAAAGCTGCACATTAACAGTCCTTCAAAGCGCATCAGCGAACTTCGGCATTCAGGCTATGATGTGCAGTCTGTCAGGGAAACACGGAAAAACGCTGCCGGGAATGAAGTCAGGTATCTTCGTTATTATATCGGTGAACCTGAAAGGGGTGCTGTCAATGTCTGATGCACTGAAGGTTGAAGTCAATCCTGACGGTTCAGCAACTGCACATGTCGGCTCTTCATATCGGACATTCACTGACGGCAGCAGCAAAGAAAACCTGATGAACGCTGCAAAGTGGGCAACTGATCTGCTGTATGACTTGGAAGGTGAAGAATTTGGCTGATGTCAAATGGATAAAAATCACCACGGATATGTTTGACAACCGCAAAATAAAGCATTTACGCAGGTTGCCAGACGGAAACAACATTGTTCTGATTTGGGTGATGCTGCTGACAATGGCCGGGCGGTGCAATGCTAATGGGTTGATATTCCTGACGGAAAACATTCCCTATACTCCGAAGATGCTTGCTGATGAATTGGGTTTTGAAGAAAGCACAGTCAGGCTTGCATTAGAAGCACTGGAACAGTTTAACATGGTCAAGTCAGAAGGCTTTTTGGCAATTCCGGGATGGGACGAATATCAGAACACCGATAGGCTGTCAGAAATCCGAGAATATAACAGGCTTGCAAAGCAAAAATCCAGAGCAAAGCAGAAACTTCTTGCTGATGTCAATGACAAGTCAATGACAAGTCAAGCGTGTCAAGAGACAGATATAGATATAGAAGAAGATAAAGATATAGAAATAGAAAGAGATATAGAAAAAATAGATTATAAAGGCATCTGCAATGCCTTCAATGAAATCTGTGTTTCCTTTCCTTCTATACGCTCTTTATCTGAAGCAAGGAAAAAGGCTATCAAAGCCCGGTTGTCTATATACAGCATAGATGACTTCAAAACGCTGTTTGAAAAGGCAGAAGCTTCATCTTTCCTTAAAGGCAGCAACGGCAACAACTGGAGGGCAACCTTTGACTGGCTGATAAAAGATGCAAACATGGCAAGGGTGCTTGACGGCAACTATGATGACAGGAAAGGCAGTGAAAATTATGTTGGAAAGAATAACAACGGAAGACTTTCACCTGAAGCTTCCGAAGGGCATGGAGTTTACTTATAAGCCCATGACACCTGAAGAAAGGGCAAAAAACGAAGCTGAATCCTTTAATTCAGCAATCGGCAACAAGGATGCTGAAGACGGTTATAACTGCAATATCTGTCACAATAAAGGCTTGACCATGTGGGCATACCAAGACGGCGAAATATGGAAAACTACAACAGCGCATTGCAAGTGCATGAATGTTCGGTCTACCATCAGAAAGATGAACCGAAGCGGATTGAAAGACATTATCCGTGACTATACTTTTGACAAGTTCCAAGCGGATGAGCCTTGGCAGCAGACTTTGAAAGAAGCTGCCAAGGCATACGCTGAACAGCCTGAAGGATGGTTCTTCATCGGCGGTCAAAGCGGCGCAGGGAAAACGCATCTTTGCACAGCAATCTGCCGTGAATTCCTGCTTGCCGGGAAGTCTGTCAAATACATGTTGTGGCGTGATGAAATTGTCAAGCTGAAGGCAAGGGTCAATGATCCTGATTATAATGACATGATTGACCAATACAAGAATGTCACAGTCCTTTATATTGATGACCTTTTCAAAACAGGCAAGGCAGCGGACGGCAGCAAGCAGAAGCCTTCAGGGGCTGATGTGAACATTGCTTTTGAAATCCTGAACTTCAGATATAACAATCCGAAGCTTTACACGGTGCTGTCAAGTGAAAGCACAATTGATGACATCCTTGACATTGATGAAGCAACAGGCGGCAGGATATTTGAAAAGGCAAAAGCCTTCAGCCTGAAGCCTGACAGGAAGAAGAATTACAGGCTGAAGGGGGCGGTTGAACTGTGATGACAATAACAACCTGCAAGGACTGCCAGAAGCGGCACCGGGCTTGTTGGGGTTCTTGCCCTGAATATCAGGATGCCCGGAAAGACCTTGAAGCAAAGAAAGAAGAAAAAAATAAGGAGTATTTAAACAATCTGGCCTTGAATCAAACACAGTATTACGGCCTGAAGAAGAAAAGGAGATAAACATGCGTGAAATACTTTTCCGAGGTAAGCGGACGGATAATGGCAAGTGGGTAGAGGGCAGCTTTTGCAGCCGTGGAGAAAGGAAAGAATAATGACAGAAGCAATGAATGAATATTTCCGCATATATGTGCCGTGGAAACCGGGAAACAACTGCTGCTATCTTTGCAAGAAAGGCATTGACGGTTGTTCCTGGGCAAAAGATTTTAAGCCTGTCAAGGGTTGGCGAGCAAAAATGTCACAAACAGCAGACGGTCAGCCGTATAGTTATAAAATCTTTTACTGCCCGGAATTTGAAGAAGGTGATGCAGCAGAAGGCAGGGAATGTGATAAAAACGGCTGCATGAACTTGATTGAAGCCATTTACAAGGATGCGGCTAACAATTACAGGAACGCATACAGGCGCAAGCTGAAGGCAGAACGGCGCAATGATAAAGCTTCCCGGAAAGAAATTGAAGCGGCTGAAAATGTGATGTTTGAATGTTCATTCCTGTTAGGGGATTGGACGGAAAAGCTTAAAAAAATGGTTGAAGCAGAAATGGCACAGGAAGAAGGCAAGGCCGATGAATGACAGAGAAAGACTTATTGAGCTGCTTGATGACGCACTTGCCGTGTATGATGTTATTGTTTATGCGCTTCTGCACACTGACGAAATAGCCGACTTGCTCATATCCCACGGCGTGACTGTGCAGAAGCATGGGCGGTGGATAGAATGCGAGGACAGCCTTATGGATGTGTATTATGAATGCTCAGTATGCGGAGAAGCGTTCTTTTTAGATGAGGGAACGCCAGACGAGAATTGTTATAAATTCTGCCCCAACTGCGGTGCAAAAATGGACGGTGAAGCCGATGAGCATTAAAACTATCATAGGCAATCTGCGGTGGTGGGCTTTCTATTGTGACAGAACTAATAACGGCTGCCACGCTTCGCAGTCATTATATGCGGCAGCAGATATGCTTGAAATATTGAAGAAGCGGCTTGAAGATGAAGCTTCAAAGGAAGTGTGCCGCTATTGTGGTGCTTATGATTGCGTGGGGCGTGAAAACTGTCCTTCAATAACGGAATGGGTCAGGAGGGTGACAGATGCCAAAGAATAAACATCTTCAGAACAAAGGAAGAACTTCAGGCGCATGATGAAGACATACGGCACTTCACAAGGGTTTTCACCTTGGATCATGTCACAATTGCCCTCGGCAGAATGGGCTTCCGGGAAAGCAAGTTCAGGGAATTTGATGACAAGCTGACCGAAGTTTACAAGGAATACATGAAGGACTATTCCGATGACCTGAAGCATGATAAACAAATGTGGTACAGCAAAGAATGCCTTGACCGGGAACTGAAGCAATACACAGGCTCATTGTTTGTGCCGTATGAGGAACGATACACATAATCTGAAAGAAGGTGATGCTGATGTCTGAACTTAATACAAAAGACTTCTTGCAGCAGATAGAGCTTTTTGACAATCATATAAACAACAAGCTTGAAGAACTGGAACGGCTCAGGTCACTGACACTTAAAATCACAAGTTCACTGAAGCAGGATGTTGTGTCTGCTTCAGGCAGTCAAGACAAGCTCGGTGATGCCGTTGCAAAGATTGTTGACTTGCAGAATGAAATTAATCAGTCTATTGACTTATATGTTGACAGAAAGCGTGAAGTCAACCGTGTGCTTGAACAGATAAGAGATGTTGATTATTTTCAGGTGTTAAGCAAGCGTTATCTGCTATATGAACCGTGGGAACAGATAGCAATGGAAATGGGCTATACATACAGGCACATAACACGGCTGCACGGTGAAGCCCTTCAAGCTGTCCGAAAAATCCTGAATGAAAAAGATGTCCTAAAATGTCCTTGAATGTCCTATTTTAAATATGTTATTGTTATGCTGCAATAATTAAATGATGATAGCTTCTAAGCCTGACAGGGTTCCACCTCCTTACCTGTCAGGCTTTTATTATGCCAGAAAGGGGAAGGTGTATGAAAGCTATAAAATGTGACTTGCCTTTTGCTGAAAGAATTGAAGTGCATCCGATGTCTGATCTGCATCTCGGTGACATTCATTCAGACTTCAAGGCTATCATGGAAAAGATTGAACACATAAAGAACACACCGAATGCTTACTGCATCCTTGACGGTGACTTGATGGATTCCGCTATTGCAAGCAGCATCGGTGACACTTACGGCGCATCACTTCAGCCTATGGAACAGTTGCGGCAGTGTGTGAACATCTTTGCACCGATAAAGGACAAGATTCTTGCTGTGCTTCCAGGGAACCACGAACACAGGATTTACAAGACGGACGGCCTTGACATAACAGAAATAATGTGCAGTCAGTTAGGGATTGTTGACAGATATTCCCCAACTACTGCACTTTTGTTTATCCGCTTCGGCACAAGCAGCAGCCACAGGAAGAACAGGCCGCAGCTTTACACAGCTTATGTCACACACGGCAGCGGTGGCGGCAGGAAGGAAGGCGGCAAGGTGAACAGGCTTGCTGACCTTGCAAGCATTGTTGATGCTGACATTTACATTCATGCCCACACGCATCTGCCGCTTGTATTCCGTGAATCGTTCTTCAGGGTCAGCGGCAGCAATTCTTCTGTTGCTGAAGTTGAAAAGCTGTTTGTGAACACAGCGGCTTCTTTGCGTTACGGCGGTTACGGTGACAAGCAAGCATATAAACCTGCTTCAAGGAGATCCCCGGTGATATATCTGAACGGCCTGAAGCATGAAATGTGGGCGCAACTTTAAAGAAGGAAGGAAATCAGATGAACATTACACAGCGCAAAGTTACAGAAATCAAGCCTTACGGCAAGAATCCGAGAAAGAACAATGATGCAATGAAATATGTTGCTGCATCAATACAGGAATTCGGCTTCAAGGTTCCTATTGTCATAGACAAAAACGGCATTATTGTTGCAGGTCACACAAGATGGAAAGCGGCAAAGTGGCTCGGCCTTTCTGAAGTTCCCTGTATTATTGCGGATGATCTGACCGATGAACAGATAAAGGCTTTCCGTCTTGCTGACAACAAAGTTGCTGAAAAGGCTGAATGGGATTTTGACCTGCTTGCAGAAGAACTTGATGACCTGTTTGATTTTGACATGTCTGTGTTCGGCTTCGGCGAAGATGAAGAAGAAGCAGCACCTGTGCCGCCTGAAAGAACTGACCTGTCAGACAGCATCGGTGAAACCTTTGAAATTGTTATCACCTGCAAGAATGAACTTGAACAGGAAGAAATATTCTATAAGCTGACAAATGAGGGGTACGAATGCCGAACTTTGACATTATAAAAGAAGTTCATCCTGACAACACATTCAGGGTGAACAGTATTGTCAATAACTTTGATTTAGACCTTGAACATGTGCATGAACACTTCAGCGGCAGCATTGACATTGAAGGGCTTGACTGGAATGTTGGCTTGATTGTCGGCAGTTCAGGCACAGGCAAAAGCACAATTGCAAAAGACTGCTTCGGTTCCGACTATATCAAAGGCTATGATTATTCTGCTTCTTCCGTTATTGATGATATGCCGAAGAACAAAAGCCTGAAGGATATTGAAAAGGCCTTTACAAGCGTTGGCTTTGCAAGCCCACCTTCCTGGCTGAAGCCCTATTCCGTATTGTCAAACGGTGAAAAGATGCGGACAGACCTTGCAAGAAGCATCCTTGAAGAGCGTGACATTATTGTGTTTGATGAATTCACTTCTGTTGTGAACAGGGAAGTTGCAAAGACATCAAGCTATGCAATAGCAAAGGCTGTCAGGAAACAGGGCAAGAAGTTTGTTGCTGTTGCCTGTCACCGTGACATTATCGAATGGCTTGAACCTGACTGGATATATGACACGGATGAAAAGCGTTTTTTTCTTGCAAGGGCGAATTCAAGCGCCCGGAAATCAAACTTGAAATATACAGGGTTGACAACGCAATTAAAAAACAAGTATGGGAAATCTTCAGGAAGTATCATTATTTAAACACTGACCTTCACACGGCGGCACAGCAATTTGTGGGCGTTGTCGGTGATGAAATTGTTTGTCATACAGGCATTATATATTTCCCTATGAAAAAGGGAGCGAAAAGGGTTCACAGGCTTGTTGTGCTGCCTGATTATCAGGGCATAGGCATCGGCACAAGCTTCATCAGGGCTGTTGCAAAAATCGTTAAAGAAGAAGGCTTTGAATTGAACCTGACAACAACAACACCTGCCCTTGTCGGTGCGCTGAAGCGTGATCCTGAATGGGTGCTTGCCCGGTGCGGCAGAACAAAAGGCATGGGTTGGGTTGATGCGAAAAATCCTCAGAAGCAGCTTGCAGGGGCATCAAGTGAAAGACGAATAACATTCAGCTTCTGGTTCAAAGAAGCACAGTGAAAGGCAGGTGATGTGATGTGGCTAACGAGCAGAACCTAAATCCAGTCAGAACCAAGAGCGAAGCAAGTAACAGGGGGCGCAACGGCGGCATTGCATCAGGCAAGGCAAGGCGTGAAAAGAAAATGATGAAAGAAACGCTTGAAATCCTGCTGTCAATGCAAATGAAATCAGGTCAGGCAACAGATATTGAAACAATCAGAAGCTTTGCCACCTTGAAGGGAAAGAACATCACTGTTCAGGATGCTGTGTCAATAGCAATGCTTCAGAAGGCTATGAAGGGCAATGTCCGTGCCGCTGAATGGGTGCGTGACACGGCAGGTCAGAAGCCTGTTGAAAACATGAACATGAATATGAATCTTCCTGTTTTCTTTGAAGGGGAAGATGAACTTGAAGACTGAACTATATTCAAAAATATATCTGCCTGATTGTGTCGGCAAGGGATATAAAGCGTTTTGGAACTTCAAAGGCAGGTACCGTGTTTGCAAGGGAAGCCGTGCTTCAAAAAAGTCAAAAACAGCAGCATTGTTTTATATCTATATGATGATGAAACTTTCTGCAATAGGGCTTCTGCCGAATCTGTTAGTTGTCAGAAAGACATACAGAACCTTGAAAGATTCCTGCTTCACAGAACTGAAGTGGGCTGTTCACCGTTTAGGCGTTGATAACCTTTGGCAATTCAAAGAATCTCCCCTTGAAGCTGAATACTTGCCGACAGGTCAGAAGATATATTTCCGTGGGCTTGATGATCCTTTGAAGGTAACATCAATCACTGTTGATGTCGGTTGCCTTTGTTGGATGTGGATTGAAGAAGCCTATGAAATAACAAGTGAAGCTGATTTTGACATCCTTGATGAATCAATCCGTGGTGAAGTTCCTGAAGGCTTGTTCAAGCAAATCACGCTGACATTCAATCCGTGGAATGAACATCACTGGCTGAAGAAGCGTTTCTTTGATAATCCTGATGACAACACGCTTGCACTGACAACCAATTACATGTGCAATGAATGGCTTGATGCTGCTGACATCAAAGTGTTTGAGGATATGAAGAAGCGCAATCCCCGGCGTTATGCTGTTGCAGGTTTGGGCGGCTGGGGCATTGTTGACGGCCTGATATATGAAAACTGGAAAGAAGAAGCCTTTGACATTGATGAAGTCAGAAGCAGACCGGGCATTGTGTCTGCATTCGGACTTGACTTCGGTTATACAAACGATCCCACAGCACTGTTTTGCGGCCTGTTAGACAAGGAAGCAAAGCAGCTTTTTGTGTTTGATGAACTATATGAAAAGGGCATGTCAAACAAAAGGATTGCTGAAGCTATACAGTGCATGGGATACGGCAAGGAACGCATCACAGCAGATAGTGCAGAACCGAAGTCAATTGATGAACTGAAAAGCCTTGGCTTGCGTGTCAAGGGTGCTGCAAAAGGCAAAGACAGCATTAAGAACGGTATTCAGTGGATACAAGACCTTGAAATTATAATTCATCCCCGGTGTGTAAACTTCTTAACCGAAATAAGCAACTACACATGGGACACAGACAAATTCGGCACAAAGCTGAATGTGCCTATTGATGATTTTAACCACTTAATGGATGCCCTTCGTTATGCCTTGGAAAAGCACATAACAGGCAACAGATGGCTTGTGTAACATGGGGGAACAAATATGCTGAAAGAACACGAAATCAAAACATTCATAGACCAGGATGCAGCAAGCACAAAAAAGCAGCTTGCAAAGGTGGGCATGAAGTACTACGAGGGTGACCACGATATAAAGAACTATCGTATCTTTTATGTTGATGCGGATGGGAACCTTCAGGAAGACAAGCTGAAAAGCAATATCAAGATTAGTCATCCGTTCTTCACCGAGCTTGTGGATCAGGAAGTCCAGTACATGCTTTCCGGGAAGGACAGCTTCATTCTGTCTGACAATCCTGACCTTCAGGAAGAACTTGATGCATATTTCAATGACAATGAAGACTTCACTTCAGAACTGTATGAGGTTCTGACAGGTGCAGTTTCCAAGGGCTTTGAATATATGTATGCCTATAAGAAAGAAGACGGCAAGACGGCGTTCCAGTGCGCTGACAGCATGGGTGTCATTGAAGTCCGTGCAAAGGAAACTGATGACGGCTGTGAATATGTTATCTTCTGGTACATTGACCGCATAGGCAAGGACAACAAACGCATCAAGCGCATTCAGGTGTGGGATAGCAAGCAGACTGTGTTTTATGTGCAGGAAGAAGACGGCAAGATAATGCCTGATAACTGCTTTGAACATCCGAAGGGCAGCTTCACCAATGTCAGGCCACATGCTACATACAAGAAAGACGGTGACGAAGCTGTTTATTATGAAGAATTCGGCTTCATTCCTTTCTTCCGTCTTGACAACTGCAAGAAACAGTTCAGCGGCCTGAAGCCCATCAAGCACCTGATTGATGATTATGACCTGATGTCCTGCGGCCTTTCAAACAATATTCAGGACAGCAATGAAGTTCTGTATGTTGTCAAAGGCTTTGAAGGTGACAACCTTGATGAACTGCAACTGAACACCAGAACAAAGAAGCTTGTCGGTGTGCCTGAAGGCGGTGATGTTGACATCAGAACTGTTGACATCCCTGTTGCTGCAAGACAGGCAAAGCTTGAACTTGATGAAAAAAATATATACAGGTTCGGCATGGGCTTCAATTCTGCACAGCTTGGTGATGGCAACATCACTAACATTGTCATCAAGTCAAGATATGCGCTGCTCGATCTGAAGTGCAACAAGCTTGAAATCAGGCTGAAGCAGTTCATGCGGAAGCTGCTGAAAGTTGTGCTGAAGGAAATCAATGACCTGAACAGCACTGACTATCAGATGAAGGATGTCTATTTCAACTTTGAGCGTGAAGTGATGACGAACGCTGCTGACAATGCACAGATTGAATTTGTTGATGCACAGAAGCAGCAGGTGCAGGTCACAACTATGCTGAACCTTGCTTCCTATCTGGACAATGAAACGCTGATGCAGAACATCTGTGACATCCTTGACATTGAATACAATGAAATAAAGGACAAGCTGCCACAGCCTGAAGAAGATGATGTATATCAGGCAAAGGATACGCTTGCCGGGATAGAAGCAGAACCGATTGAAGGCAGCGGTGATGTGATTGAATAAGTGGGAAAAGGAAGTTCAGCAGTCATTGCTTGACAGTGAAGAAGCGGCAATAAAAGCCCTTGAAGCACAGTACAAAGCAGCCCTGAAAAGCATCAATGAAAAGGTGAAACTGTTTCAGGCTGACATTGATATGTTAGACCAGGCACTTGAACAGGAAGGGCTTGATGATGCTGCAAGGGCAATGCTTCAGTCAAGGAAGCGTTCAAAGATATACCAGAAACAGTATCAGCAAGCCTTGCAAAGTCAGGTGAACAGCATCCTTGACAAGATGCAGGGTGACAATTACGCAACAATTGACAAGTATCTGAAGGGCTGTTATGAAACAGGCTATATAGGCACAATGTATGACATAGCAAAGCAGGGTGTGCCGATTATTGCGCCTATCAATCAGGCGGCGGTTGTCAAGGCTGTGCTGACTGATTCAAAGATTAAGGAAGGCTTTTATAATGCTTTAGGTGTCAGTGTGAAGCATCTGAAAAAGACTATCACACAGGAAGTCAGCCGGGGCATTGCTTCAAGCCTTTCTTATTCGGACATTGCAAGGAACATCAACAATGTTGCCAGAACAGGGCTGTCAAACGCCAAACGGATTGCAAGGACAGAAGGACACAGGATACAGCAGACAAGCACAAGGGATGCACAGGAAGCTGCAAAAGCAAAAGGTGCTGATGTTGTGAAGATGTGGGATGCGGCCTTAGACAGCAGAACAAGAGACAGCCACAGGCGTGTTGACGGTGAAATCAGGGAACTTGATGAACCGTTTTCCAACGGATTAATGTTTCCGGGTGATCCTGCCGGGGAAGCTGCTGAAGTCATCAACTGCCGCTGCACAAGTGACACAAGGGCAAGGTGGGCATTGGATGAAGGCGAACTGAAGACCTTGCAGGAAAGGGCTGAATACTTCGGCCTTGATAAGTCAAAGCAGTTTGAAGAATTTAAAAATAAATATTTGCAGTCATCAATGATGGTACATTCTAAGGGTGACGAAGGAGATTTAGCAATACCGTATTCAGAAAGAGGATTAAGTATTGATGAAAGACTTCAGGGGTATTTAAGTGAATTAAAAGCGAACAGTGATTATATTGAAAGACCTGCCGGGGAATTCAAAGTTGAAGACCTTGCAATATTAACCACTGAAACAGGGGTGGAATATACAACTGTCACTATCAACGGAAGTTCTTTTCTGATCCGTGGTGCTGAAAAACATACAACTATTCCACAGAAAATAATTGACAATCTTGTTCGTGAACACGGCACACTTGACTATCATTCACATCCGTTCATTGGCGATTTGCGGCCTTCTCCTGAAGACCAAGAATTGCTGAAACAGTTGACATGGCAGGAAACAAGCGTTATAATCGAGCCAACACAAAGAGCCATTGAGTTTAACAGATATGGTGCTGTCGGAACCGTTGAAACGGCTAATTATCGTAGTGAAGAATATTATGCTACACTGATTTGGGATGATTTTGATGTTGACTAAAAAAGAACTTGTAACCATAGCAACAAACAAAATGATTGACATTTTCGGAAAACCTTATCTCCGGGAAAACTTTGCAAATACATGCAAGGCGCAAGGAATGGTCAAGGATAATGTGTTTATGATGTTTTTGGGCTTCAAGGGGAAGAAAGACTTTCCGAATCGTGAAGCTGAAAAACATGGTTGGGTTGTTTTTGGTGAAGTCTTGCTTGATGCTATAACAGGCGAAATTATCAAAACCGAATATGTTTTAGAATAAAGCACTTTGCAACTGACATAAATGTCGGTCACAGAGTGCTTTTTTCATGCACAAATTTAGTCAAGAAGCATCCTGAAAAGGGTGCTTTTAATATTTTATGAAAGGGGCAAAAATCATGAAAGAAAATATCATTCGCAAGCTTACAAGCCGCAAGTTTTGGGTGGCTGTCATCGGCTTCATTACTCCCCTGATGATTGCCTTCGGCATTGCTGAAGACACCACCACACAGGTTGCAGCAATCATCATGGCAGGTGCTGATGTCCTCGGCTATCTGCTTGCCGAAGGCCTGACTGATGCCGCAGCTGCAAAAGGCACTGAAGGGAATGATGCCGTGTGATATTCGGCATCGACATCAGCGGCTGGCAAACCGGGGTTGACTATTCAAAAGCGGTCAAAGAAGGCGGCGTTCGCTTTGCTATAATCCGTGCAGGGTATGGGCGAAACGCAATCCAGAAGGATAAGATGTTCGATGAACACTATGCAGGGATGTCCGCATTGGGCATCCCTGTCGGTGCATATCAGTATTCTTATGCTTCAGATGTTGCCGGGGCAAAAGCCGAAGCAGCGCAAATGATTAACTGGCTGAAGGGCAAGGCATTCGCTTTGCCTGTTTTTTATGACCTTGAAGACAAGGTTACAGCCGAAGCAGGAAAAGCAACAATAACACAAATGGCCTTGACTTGGTGTGCTGCCCTTGAAGCGGCAGGATACAAGGCAGGGGTGTATGCAAACAGAAGTTGGTTCACTGATTATATTGATGTCAATCAGGTTGCTGCAAAGTATGAAATCTGGTGCGCTCAATGGGCAAAGAATCAGCCGACATTGCCGAACCTTGCCCTGTGGCAATTCGGCGGTGAAACAAACCTGATACGCAGTACAAACATTCCCGGCTTCAACGGTGCTGTGGATCAGAACTATCTTGTGAAGGAAAGCTTGCTTTCTTCTGTGCCTGTTATCAACAAGCCTGTCAAGGAACCAGAGGCAACAGCACCGAAGATTGAAGGCAACATTGACAACACAAAAGAAGTTCAGATTTGGCTGAATAACAACTATGCTTCCGGGCTTTTTCCTGATGGCCTGTATGGGAGCCTGACAAAGACAGCACTTGTCAAAGCACTTCAGAAAGAACTCGGCGTTGCTGTTGATGGTATATACGGCACGAAGACAAACGCTGCTGTCAAGACATTGCAAAAAGGCAGCAAGGGAAGGGCTGTCATGGTTCTTCAGGCGTTCCTTGTGTGCTGTGGTTACAAGTCAGCTTATGTTGACGGTGACTTCGGCAAAGGCACTGAGGAAGCTGTCAGGGCGTTCCAGAAGCGTTTCAAGCTGAAGGTTGACGGTTTAGCCGGGAAAGACACATTCAGCGCATTATGCAAGTGAACAAGCCTTCTGGCTTATTCATATAAATTCATCAGGGATGATGTCAAACATCTATTCCAAAACATGAAGCAACCATGTAAAAAGCGTAGAAAGGAATGTATCAAATGAACCTTATTGAAATCATGAAAGCAAAAGGCATCAGTGAAGACATTGCCAAGGCAGTCCAGGAAGACATGAAAACGAACAAGATTTACACGGCTTCTGAAGAAAACCTTGACATAAGATATGGCAAGCTGAAGACCGAACATGAAAGCAAGCTGACCGAACTGACAGAAGCAAACAACCTGATTGCTGAACTCAAAAAGAACAATAAAGGGAATGAGGGGTTGCAGCAGAAGGTGACTGAATATGAAAGCACGGTTGCACAGCTTCAGGCAGAACTTCAGCAGACCAAGCTTGATGCCGCAATCAAGGTTGAACTGCTTTCAAGCAAAGCACTTGATGTTGATTATCTGACCTTCAAGCTGAAGGAAAAGGGTGAACTTGAACTTGACGAAAACGGCAAGATAAAAGGATGGGATGACAAGATTGCAGCCCTGAAGACACAGTTCCCCACACAGTTTGAAGGCTCTGGCAGCAAAAAGTATGACGAACACAAGCTTCCTGAACAGCAGGAAGGTGATGGTGCTTTCACAAAAGAAGCACTGTTAAAGAAGCCGTATGCAGAAAGAATGAAGATTTTCAATGAAAATCCTGAAGCATACAAAAATGCAATGAACAATTAAAATTTTGAAAGGTAAAGGTGAATTATTATGGCAGTTACTATGATGGAAAACATGATTAATCCTCAGGTTATGGGTGATATGATCAATGCGAAGATTGAAGCCCTTGCGAAAATCACTCCTTATGCAAAGGTTGATACCACGCTTGTTGGCGTTCCCGGTGACACTAAGACTGTTCCTTCTTGGAATTATATCGGTGATGCAGAAGATGTTGCTGAAGGTGCCGAAGTTGGCCTTACTCAGATGACCGCTGCAAGCACTACTTTCACCATCAAGAAGGCAATGAAGGCTGTGGGCATCACTCAGGAAGCAATCAATTCCGGCCTTGGTAATCCTATCGGTCAGGCAGAGCATCAGCTTGCAAAGTCCATTGTTGGCAAGGTTGACAATGATGTTATTGAAGCTGCACTGACTGCAACCAATGTTTCTGGTGACGGCTCTGCTGTCATCGGTTATGCAAGCATCGTTGATGCTGTAACCAAGTTCGAGGATGAGGAAGACGGCATTGACAAGGTTATGTTCATCCATCCCAAGCAGGAAGCAACTCTGCTGAAAGACCCTGACTTCACTTCTGCTGATAAGTTTCAGGCAGGTGTTGCAGTCAACGGCGCAATCGGCAAGATTGCAGGTTGTTGGGTTAAGAAGTCCAAAAAGGTCAAGGCCAAGTCTGGTGTTTTCACTTGCCCCATTATCAAGATGGAGCCTGATTCCCCTGAAACCGAGTACACCGAAGATGAACTTCCTGCACTGACCATTTTCCTGAAGAAGGATACCACTGTTGACCATGAGTGGTTCCCCAAGAAGCAGCAGCATGACATCACTGCCGCCAAGTATTACGGCGTGGCACTGACCAATGCTGCAAAGGTTGTTCTGGCAAAGTTCAAGGATGCCACTTCTGCCTAATAGCATAAGAAAGGACGAAGCCTGATGATAATGACAGTTGCCGAATTGCGGCAGTTCATTACCACCGAGGAAACAGATCAGGTGCTTGAAGCAAAGCTTCAGGCACTTGAACTGTCAATAAGGCGGTACACAAATAATAACTTCCAGAACAGGGCGTTCAGGGCTGTTGCTTCTGCTATGTCAAGCGGTCATCAGCTTATGGTTGCCACGGCAAATCCCTTCAAGGCAGGGGATACATTGCAGATAACTGAATCTGAACTGAATGCAGGGCTTGTCAATGTCAGAACTTCTTCAAACGGCGTTATCACTGTTAAAGAAGAACTGTATGATGAATCTGGCGTTATCATCACAAGGGTTGTTTATCCTGCTGATGTCAAGATGGGCGTTGCAAATCTGCTGAAGTGGCAGCTTGACAATGCTGACCGCATCGGCGTTGCTTCTGAAACGCTTTCCCGGCATTCTGTGACATATTTCAACATGGATGGGGATAATTCCACTATGGGCTTTCCAAAGTCACTGATGGGCTTTCTGAAGCCTTACATGAAGGCAAGGTTTGGACAGGGGTTGAGAACATGAAAGGAATTGACGGCAACATCAAGGCAGTTATACAGACATACACAGTCACAGCAAACGAACTGTTTGAACAGGTCAAAACATGGACTGATGCACAGACTGTCAAAGGATGGCTTGACCTTCAGGCCGGGGGTGCTAATCATTCAACCTTTCTTGCGAAAATTCAGGAATCAACACATGTCTTCATTGCGGATTATGTGCCGCTTGCCGATAACATACAGGCTGAAAATAGCCGCATGATTATAAACGGCAAGCGGTATGACATCCTTCTGATTGATGATCCGATGGAAATGCACAAGCAGCTTGAATTCTATCTGAAGTATACCGGGGGGCAGTGATTATGAGCGTTCAGTTTGAAGACTTTTCAATAAAGGTCAAAGATGCGCTTGAAAGCACTGCCCTTCAGTTTCTTGAAGAAGCTGCAAGTGAAGTTGAATCACAGGCCAAACGCAACAGCCGTGTTGATACAGGCCAGTTGAAAGGTTCATGGAAGCACATTGTTGATGTTGACAAACATGAAGCTACAATTGGCAGTCCGCTTCAAAATGCTATCTGGGAAGAATTTGGCACAGGTGAATATGCTGTAAATAAAGACGGCAGAAAAGGCGGTTGGTATTATCAAGATGATGTCGGCAAATGGCATCACACCATCGGTAAACAGCCGAACAGAACGCTTCAGAACGCCTTTGACAGCAAAAAAGGCAAGATAATGGCAATGGCCGCAAAAGTATTCAAGGAAGGATTGGGATAATGTCAAAAACGGTAATAAACATCATAGGCAAAGCTGTCAAATCCCTTGGCCTTGAATACGGCTTCGGGGAATATGCCGGGGATAGCAAAGGCAACATTAAATATCCTTATTGGGTTGGCAGTTATAGCGAAATAGAGCCGTACACAGAAGACGGCCTTCAGGAAACAACCTTCATGCTGACAGGCTTTTCAAGGGGTTCATGGGAAGCCCTTGAAGCAGACAAAGAAAAGATTGAAAATCATTTCAACAGAACATCAGGCAGAGTGGGCATAACAAGCAGCGGTTCAGCCGTTGCTATTTTTTATGCACAAGCCCTGATTGTTCCCACCGGGGATGCTGAGTTGAAAAGCATTCAAATTAATTTAAGTGTAAAGGAATGGAAGGTGAACTAATATGCCTAATAGCGGTATAACTACTGGAACTCCTGCAAAGATTCCCTTTGGTGCAGGTGTTTATTTTCAGGGCGTTGCTTACAATGAAAAGGTTGCGCCCACTGCCGAGGAAATAAAGGCAGCTATTATCGGCGCAACTCAGGAAGGCGGCACTCTGACCATCACGCCTGAATTCTTTGCGCCTGAACTTGACGGTGCAACCGTTGCTGTCAAGGAACTTCAGAACAAGGTCGGTGAAACTGCACAGATGGAAACTTCCTTTGCAGAACTGACTTCTGATCTGATGGCAAGAATGGCAATCGGCAAGATTGCTGAAAGCACTGATGGCAAGTATGATGTCATAACTTCTGCCGAAATCCGTGCAGGTCATTTCTATGATGGCTTCGGCTATTACGGAAAGTTCATGGACGGCAGACCTCTGATAATCCTGTTCAAACAGGCACTTTGCACCAGTGGCTTTACTACTGATGCAAAGAACAAGACCAATTCTGTATTCAAGGGAACCTTTGCTTGCATGTCTGATATTGAATACGGCACTACCAAGCTGCCTTATGCAATATTCATTCACAAGCAGGGCGAGTGGACTGCTGTCACTCCTGAGGAGATAACCGATGCAGCATAAACATATAAAGCAGATTTAAGAAAGGAATGAAAATATAAATGAGTAATAAGAAGATGGAAGAAGTAAACGCAGCAGCGGCAGTTGCCAAGCCGTATGAACTGCGGAGCCTGAAGGATAGGGATTTGTTCCCTATGCTTGACATTATCACGACTGCTCTTCCTGATGACCTTTCTGAAATCTTTGTCCAGTTGGTCACAGGCGAAAAGTCGGTCAACGAAATCGGCGGCATGGTTGTTTACAAGATTGTTGTTTCTGTGCTGAAGAATGTCAGCGCCATGCCTGACAAGATTTATCCGTTGCTGTCTGACCTTTCTGGCATTCCTGCTGATGAAATCCCTGAAATGGCATTCGGCACAACTCCCGGCATGATTTGGGAAATTGTGAAGGATGCAAAGAATGCGGATTTTTTCAAGGAATTTTCCAAATTGCTTTAATCGGTGAAATGAAGTTCATGGACATGCTATATCACAGATATGCATGTCCTATGGACTTAATGAACGGATATATTAACCGGGGGCAGTTTGGGAAATTCGTTTCTTCATTCCTTGAAGCTGAATATGAACGCAAAAAGGAAGCAGTTGAAAAGGATGAAGAAATGATGCTGTGGATTATGTATTGTCACAGCTATTCAGAAAAGTCCTTCAGAGACTGGAAAGCAGATGCCTTGAAAATCGGCAGCGAAAAGCGGAAAAGAACCGCTGATGTTGATTTGACAGATGAAGGCATCAAGGCAATCTATGCCGATTTGTTCAACGAGTGATAATAACAGGCTGATGATCTTCCAAGGTGTGAAAGGAAGGTCAAGATGGAGTTATTCAAACTCTTTGGCACAATCGCAATTGAAAATGAACAAGCGAACAAAGCGCTTGCGGAAACATCCGCAAATGCAGATGAAGCAAGCAATAAAACATCAGGGGCATTTCAAAAGATAGGCCACGCAGCAGGAACAATTGTCAAGGGCATTGCAACAGCAGGTGTTGCCCTTGGCGGTGCTTGGCTTGCAGCTATTGAAGGAAGCCGGGAATACAGGGCTGAAATGGCAAAGCTTGACACAGCCTTTGTCACAAACGGTCATTCATCACAGGTTGCAAAGCAGACATATTCCGAACTGAATGCAATCCTTGGTGACAGTGAACAGGCTGTTGAAGCTGCCAATCATCTTGCATTGTTGACAGACAATGAAAAGGAATTGCAGACCTGGACAGACATCTGCACAGGCGTTTATGCGACATTCGGTGCTTCACTGCCCATTGAAGGGCTGACAGAAGCAGCAAACGAAACCGCAAAGACAGGTGAACTGACAGGCAGCTTGACAGATGCCTTGAATTGGGCTGGCATCAGTGAAGAAGCATTCCAGAAAAAGCTTGATGCATGTTCCAATGAACAGGAACGGCAAAAGCTGATAATGGACACACTGAACGGCACATATTCCAAAGCTTCAGAGCAGTATCAGAAGACAAACAAGGATGTCATTGAAGCCCGGAAAGCTCAGGAAAAGCTGACAGATGCCTTTGCTGAATTGGGTGCTGTCGGTGAACCTATTCTGACAGCTATCAAGGAAAAGGTTGCTGAAATGGTATCCGCTGCTGTGCCAAAGCTTGAATCATTCATCAAAAAGGTTAAAGACCTGAAGAAATGGATTAATGACAACAAGCAGACAATAAACAACTGGAAGGCTGTTATTGTCGGTGCAACAGCAAGCGTTGCATCCTTCCTTCTGATCCTGAAGTGGGGCGCAATTATGAACGCTGCAAAAACTGCGATCATAGGCGTTCGTGGGGCTATTCTGCTGCTGAATGCTGCTATGAAGGCAAATATAATCGGATTGATTGTTTCGCTGATTATAGGCCTTGTTGCGGCCTTTGTGACACTTTGGAAAAACAATGAAGGCTTTCGCAACTTCTGGCTGAATATGTGGGCAAAAATCAAGTCAGTTGCTTCTTCGGCGGTCACAGCTATCAAGAACAAGTTCAATGACTTCAAGTCTGCATTGAAAACTGTTCGCAATACTTTTGACAGTATAAAAAATGCTATCGGTGACAAGCTTGAAGCGGCAAAGGACAAGGTTTCATCTGTCATTAAAAAAATCAAGGGCTTCTTCCCCTTGAGTATTGGCAAGATATTCAGCAACTTGAAAATTCCGAAAATATCTGTCAGCGGCGGCAAGGCTCCTTTTGGCATTGCCGGGAAGGGCAAACTGCCTTCCTTCAATGTCAAGTGGAATGCTGAAGGCGGCATCCTGACAAAGCCGACTATATTCGGCATGACAGGAAACACGCTTCTCGGCGGCGGTGAAGCCGGGGATGAAGCAATTGCGCCTATAACACTTTTGCAGGGATATGTCAAGGATGCTGTGAAAGCTGAAAACATGCCTGTCATAAGAACACTTATAGAACAGAATGAAAGGCTGATGGACTTCCTTGCAAGGGTCATCCCTAAAGTTGTTGAACTTGATTCTGGTGCATTAGTAGGAAATTTAATCCCTGCACTTGATGTGGGCATGTCAGACAGACTTGCACATGTCAGCCGGGGGAACACACGATAAGGCCATTGGTTTATTCCAGTGGCCTATTTTTATTAACCAATGGAAAGAGGGTGAAGGCCATTGGAACTGTTTAAAATACTTGGCAAATTCGCAATTGACGGCATCAATAAAGCTGTAAAAGAAATGGAAGAAGCCACAGGCATGGCGCAAAAAACAAAGACTGCCACTGAAGCTTACGGCGAATCTATGGAAAAGCTTTCATCAAGGGTGCGAAATCAGCGGCGTGAATTGGAATCCCTAAAATATAAATATTCAGACTTGCTTTTAACGCACGGGAAAAATTCAAAAGAAGCAAAGGAATGTGCTGAACGCATTGAAGAACTTTCGACTGAACTTGCTGAAAATGAGAGAAGGGTGCGTGAAGCCACTGATGCCGCCGAACAATTTGACAACTCTCTTGGCGGCGTTGGAAACGGTGCCGAAAAGGGCGCAAAAGGTTTAAAGGGGCTAATACAAAAGACCGCTGAAGGGTTCACTTCCTTTGAAAAGTTTGGGGCTGCCGCAATTGCACTTGGAACTGCAATTATTAAACTGGCTGACGATACAAGAGAATACAGAACCGAAATGGGCAAGCTTGACACTGCATTCACAAAAGCAGGTCATAACAGCGCCGCAGCAACGAAGACTTATAAAACATTGCAGTCCGTTTTGGGTCAATCTGACAAGGCTGTTGAAGCGGCTAATCATCTGGCGAAGCTTGTTGACAATGAAAAGGACTTGCAGATTTGGACTGACATATGCACAGGCGTTTTTGCAACTTTCGGTGATTCCTTGCCGATTGAAGGCTTGACTGAAGCAGCAAATGAAGCGGCAAAGACAGGACAGGTTGTCGGTGTGCTTGCTGATGCCTTGAATTGGGCGGGTGAATCAGAGGAAGACTTCAACAAAAAGCTTGCAGTTTGCAATGATGAGCGTGAAAGAACACGGCTAATCACAGAAACACTCAACGGCCTATACAGAAGCACTGCTGAAGCTTATAAAAGAAACAACAAGGCTGTTATTGAAGCAAACGCAGCGCAGGAAAAATGGAATGCTGCAATGGCGAAGATGGGCAGCTTTTGTGAGCCTATTGCAACAAAACTGAAAACTGTGCTTGCAGGTGCCATTAATTTTGTTGCTGATGCGCTACTTTCAATGTCTAATGCCGTAACCGGGGCTGGGCTTGTAGGAACTCTTGAAACAATTGATGAGGCGGCGGCAAAGGTTGCGGAACTCAAACAGCGCATCATAGAATTAGAAGCTGTCGATCCTGCCCATTGGTCGGATATTCTTCAGGCTGAATATGACACGGTACGGCTTGCACTCGTATTAGCTGAAGCGCAATACGCAAGCTTTATAGAACAGCAACGAGCAGCAGAAGCAGCAGCGGCTGATCCGGCGCACAAATTCAAAGAAGCAACAGCGGAATATGCCGCAAGCGCAACAGAACTGCTTGACACATTCCGTGAAACATATTCAGGCATCTTTGAAACTGTCGGCAGTTGGTTTGCACCTTTTGATGAAGCGAAAACAACTGTCAAAACAAGCATCAATGAAATGATGGAAGCTATGCAGTCACAGATTGACTTCAATGCTTCATATTCTGCTGACCTGCAATCATTGAAGGAATACGGCCTTGGCTCTTTGTCTGAAGCATTTCAGTCATACGGCGCTGAAGGTGCTGCTTATGCAGCGGCAATTGTTCAGGCCGTTGAACAGGCAGGTGGTGCGACTTCTGAAGGTGGTCAGCAGATTATATCAGATTTTCAAGAACTTTATGGCAGCGTGGAAAGTTCGCAGGGTGAACTTGCCGAAGCTATGACATTGATGAGCGGTGAATTTGACACCGAAATTCAGAACATAGTTCAGTCCTTGGCAGAAGGTGTTGAAGGCCTTGATAAAAGTGATGAAGCATATGCAGCAGCAATTGCAACTTTTGCAGATTATCTGGAAGGCATAAATGAAGAAGCTCCGTATATTCTTGAGGCTGTTGCTAATTTGGGGCAACAGATAACTTCAACATTGCAAGCCAACATTGGCACTGTTTCGCTGCCTTCTTTTAGCGGCGGTTCATTAGGCTTTTTAGCAGGAATCCCCGGCTTTGCAACTGGCCTTGATTATGTGCCTTATGATGAATTCCCTGCACGGCTGCACAAGGGCGAAGCTGTCTTGACAGCTGAAGAAGCTGCTGCATGGAGAGCAGGAAAACTTTCAAGTGATAGTGGCGGCAATGCTTCTGGTTCAGGCGTGACTATCATTCAGAACATCACGGCTGTTGCACAAACACCTGTTGAACTGGCGGCATCCACGGCAGCATACTTTGAACAGGCAAGGTGGGCAATATGAGTTATAACAATTTGACAAAGCTTTTCAGGTATGTTAATGCCAACGGTGACAGCATTACATTCAATTATGCCGGGGGCTTCCTGATAAACAAGCCGAAAGGCGTTGACACGCTATCAATTAAACTGTCACAAGCACAGGGTATTAATCAGACAGGCGCAACAATACAGTCAACAAACATTCAGCCAAGGCCAGTGACAATCACTGGCTTTTTGGTTGGTGACAATCAGCCTGTAAACAAGGAAAGGCTTCTTTCTGTTATTCGGCCTGATCTGAGCGGCAGACTTTATGCTGATGACTATTACCTTGCAGTACATCCGACAGCAACACCGACAATTGAAGCAAGGGAACATTCTGCAATGTTTCAGCTTTCGCTTTTAGCGGCTTATCCGTATTGGTGCAAGGATGACAGTGCTTCAATAGTTCTGAGCGGCATCAATAATCTGTTCAAGTTCCCTTGGAACATATCAAGGGAATATGCCTTCGGTGAACTGATGGAATCACAGTTCATCAATGTTCCCAACCGGGGGCAGGTTCCTGTTCCTTTCACAGCAACCTTTGCCGCAAACGGTGATGTTGTTAATCCGAAAATCACGAACGCAACAACAGGCAAGTTCCTGCTTCTCAACAAAACGCTTGTCAGCGGTGAAAGGCTTGTTGTGGAAATCACGCATGAAAGAACACATGTGACATCATCTGTTGACGGTGATTGCCGGGGCGCATTGAGTTTGTCAAGCAATTTGTTCAGGCTTGATGTCGGTGACAATGTTCTGAAGCCTGAAGCAACAGAAGGGCTTAGTAATATGCAGGTCAATATTGATTTTGCAACTGAGATTGTGGGTGTTTCATTATGAGCCTTGAAATATATCCTTCTGATTTTTCAACACGCTATGAATTGACACATGCAATCAGTGTGCAGATGTCTGTTTATTATAATGACATCGGCAAGCTTATAATTGTTGCGCCTGTCAATGACTACAACATAACAGCTTTGAAAGTCGGAAACATGCTTTTTGACACTGAAAGGGCTGTGACATATATCATTGCGAACACCAAGTGTGACACGGATAAAAACAGAATAACAGCCAATGGTTACACTGCCAATTGGCTGTTAAATAAGCGGTGTATTGCATCAAGCTTCACAATGGATAACATTGAAAGCGGCGTTTATGCTGTCATTAATGAAAATCTGCGTGACTTGCCACGGCTTGTAACTGCTGAAGCTGAAGGGTTGACCGAAAGCACAAATGTCATCCTGCACGGTGGGCAGATATTTGATGAAATACAGCCGTATTTGGAAGAAGCACAGCTTGGAAACAAAATGATTTGGGATGCTGACAACCTCCGACATACATTCAAGGTTTACAAGGGTGCAGACCTGACAAGCGGCATTCATGCTGTTGTGTTTTCTGAAGAACAGGGAACGGCACAGGAACTTGTTATCAACGATGATGACAGCACATTAAAAACGGTTGCTTATGTCACAGGCAAGCTTTCAGATGACACGGAATTTGTTGAAGTTGTAGGAGCTGCAACAGGTGAAGAACGGCGTGAAATCTGGCTTGAAACATCAGTGACACAAGAGGAAGAAGAAACTGCTGATGAATGCAAGGCCAGGGCAAGGGCATATGCGACAATGGAACTCGGCAAGCGTATTCACAGAAAGTCTTTTTCCGTTGCGGTTGACAGTGTTGAATTGGGCGTTGCTTACAACATAGGTGACATTGTTTCCTGTGTATCTATTCGCTTCGGTGTTTCCTTCAGCGCAAGGATAACGGGTGCGAAATACAAAATGGACAGCAACAGCACAACAACTGAAATAATCCTCGGTGATCCTATTTTAACAGCGATTGGAGAGATGAAATTAAATGGCTAATATAAAATCATTTCCTAACAATCAGGATGTTTATATCGGTGCAGAAGATGTCATGAAATGGCTGCACGGCAGAACAAGCGGCGTATTCGGTGCTGAAAACAACGCTGCTGTCACTGCCCTTGCTGAACCTGCAATGTTTGTGCAGGTATCAGACGGCAAGGGATGGATGTCAAATTCAGGCGGTGACGGTGTTGTGTGGTGGAATGACAATGAAGCTGTCAACGGTTCAAAGCTTCAGCTTGCTATTGCTGCGGCTGACGGCGTTCTGAACCGCATTGACAGAATTGTTGTCGAATGGCAGACAACGAATTATGTTGCATATCCTGAAATCAAGGTGCTGAAGGGTTCTGCTTCAAGCACACCTGCTGCACCTTCCCTGACAAACAACAGCACCGTTCGGCAGATAAGTCTTGCCCGGATAAGCGTTGCGGCAGGAACCACTGCAATCACTGCTTCAATGATAACTGATGAACGGCTTGACAATGCCGTGTGTGGCATCGTTACAGAACAGGTCACGGCAGACACAAGCATGATAAATGCACAGTATAAGTCAGCCGTGGCACAGCTTGAAAAGGCTATTCAGGAAGCATGGGATGGCGAAATTTCGACCGGGGCTATTAGTCAAACCTATACTGCAACCATCCCGGCAAGCGGATGGACACAGTATGCAAATTATGCCGTCTATACTATGAATATACCGGGTTTGCTAAGTACTGATAGTCCGATAGTAGACATTAATTTGACTGGCACCACAGGCGCAACACTTATTGCTTTGGTAGAAGAATGGGCAAATATTATTCGTGTGGGCGTGTCTTCTTCGGGCGAGTTTTACCTGTATTCAACCGAAATTCCCACGGTAGACTTGCCCATTAAAATCTTGTGCATAAGGAAGTGAAAATATGGGTGAAGGATATTTAACACGCCGGGGCGGTTCTGGCGGCGGCTTAAACCTGAAAGTTGTCGGCGGCACAAGCAGACCCGGAGGCAGTGATACGCTTTATTGGGACGGTAATACGGAGGGGAAAGCTACGCTGGAGCACCCCGAAATGATTGGTTGTTTTACTAAAATTTCGGATGCAATTCCAGTTCTGAGCGATTGTAAAAATGGCATGATTGTACAAACATCCGATGGCGCGGAAACAACATGCAGTGCAGAAGAAATAGACAGATTTTATAACGGAACTGGCATTGTCGGTTTTGCCGGTAGTCAATTTGGTATCTATATAATCCCCAGTGATGGGTTTGTTATGCCGGGCGCCTTTACTTTCCCAGAGTCTGGTGTTTGGGTACCATATGCGGAAGATGCGCCCTATGTTACTTCCATCACCATCCCCGGCTATACAGGCTTTGGCGGCGGCAGCGTAAAGAACAACACTATCTGGGTCAACACCGAGACTGACATCAACGGCTATGCTTTTTCTGCTGATGAACCTGCAAGCCCGGTTGAAGGTATGGTGTGGATAAAAACCGCAACCGAAAGCGCCACTCCGATAAATGTGGACAAGAAAAACACCGTTTTGATTTATCCTCAGACTGCACAGCAGTATGTCGGCGGCGCATGGGTTGGCAAGACCGCCAAGGTCTACACAGACGGCACATGGCATGAGCTGTGGGACGGCTACTACTATAAGCTGGGCGAAACCTACGAGGCCATAACAGGCGGTTACTCCGCCGGGACAAGTCTTGCCAAGGTGACATTTAACAGCAACAACATGGTAATAACTCAGGCAAGCGGTACCAGTGCCGGCAATGTTGTAGCCACTGTGGAGACTGTGGATGTAACGGATGTAAACACGCTTGTTTTTGACTGTTTAGCCGACAGCACCGACGCTTGCAGCGTGGGCGTGGGTTCGGTTCGAGATAATTGGAACAACTATATTGCCACGGCAAAGGTCAATAACACCGCTCGTGCGTTGGTAACACTGGATGTTTCATCTATCACAGGCGAGGTTTATATTTTGCTCAAAGCGTGGTTTAACAGCGCCATCAGCAAGGGCAAATTGACTGTCTACAACATTTACAAGCAGTAAAGGAGGGGAAATAATGCTCATATACATTGATACAGATTGCAAATGCCATGTTGCCGATAACGGCAATTTAAGGGCTTTTGAAGTTCCTTTCTTTGACGAGAAATGTTCTGCTGTTGTCGAAGGATATAGATATGTTCCTGTTGACGAAACATGGACAAGGGAAGACGGAGTTATTTTTGAAGGCGAAATGATAGCTCCTTTTGTTGACAGCCGCATTCTGGCAGCGTATCAGGCTCAGTATGAAGCTGACCTTGTCGAACAGGAAGACATGCAGACAGCACTTGAAACATTGGGGGTGACTGTTGATGGGTAAATGGACAGACGAAGCGAAAAGAATGCTGCCCTTTATACAGAAAGGCGCACAGACACTTGAAGACGCTGATGCCCTTGAAATAAAGACCGTTTATCCCGAATGGAATGCAAGCGGTGTTTATGCTGAAGGCGTAAAGGTGATTTATGAAGATGTCCTTTACAAATGCATTCAGGCGCACACAGCACAGGATGCATGGAATCCTGCCGATGCTTCAAGCCTTTGGGCAAAGGTGCTTGTTCCTGATCCTGAAGTCATTCCTGAATGGGAATGGCCTGACAGCACTAATCCTTATATGAAGGGTGACAAGGTAACGCATAACAGCAAGATATGGGTTTCTGACATTGATAATAATGTTTGGGAACCGGGGGCAGCAGGAACGGAAACGCTGTGGCTTGAAGTCACTGAATAAGGCGGTGAATACATGAAAGGAATTACATTCGGCGGTTTTCATTCATACCGGGATTTTAAGCTGATATTGGGGAAGAAAGAAATTTCTTCCCCGGCAGTGAAAGAAAATAAAATTCCAATTGAAGGCGCAGATTCAGACCTTGACTTGACAGATTTTTTCGGTGAACCGAAGTATGAAAATGCAAAACACAAGTTTGAATTTTCAACAATGGTTCCTGCAAGCGAATTCCTTTCACTGTATTCAACCGTGAAAAATGCCCTGCATGGTAAAAAGATGCGGATTATCCTTGATGATGATCCGCTTTTTTACTATGTGGGCAGAATTCATGTGTCAAGCTTCACCAATGAAAGGAACATAGGCAAAATCAGCATTGAAGCAGACTGTGAACCGTATAAATACAAGCTTGAAGAAACTGTTGTCAGCAAGGCCGTTGTTGCTAAGGACATTATTGTCCTTACCAACAGTAGGAAAAGGGCTGTGCCTGAAGTGCTGATTGAAACAGACAGCAGCATCAGGATTGTGTTCCAGGGCAACATTTGGGATTTAGGCAGCGGTTCTTTCACACTGCCTGAACTTGAACTTGTTGAAGGTGAAAACATCGTGACTGTCACAGGCACAGGCAACATCACTTTCACATGGCAGGAAGCAGGGCTGTAATATGTACAGGGTTTATTGTGACGGTTTACTGCTGTATCACAGCAATCTTGAAAATCTGAAGATATTCAATCCGTCTGTGGAAGTAGAACTGAACAAGACAGGCAGCTTTGAATTCACGATATATTCAGACCATCCGAGATATGAACTGATACACAAGTTGAAGTCAATCATCACTGTTTATCAGGATGATTATTTGCTGTTCCGGGGGCGTGTGCTTGATGACGAAATCGGCAAGCACAATGAAAAGCGTGTAGTGTGTGAAGGTGAACTTGCCTTCCTGCTTGACAGCATTCAAAGGCCGGGGAACTTCACAGGCACGGTTGCAGAATTCCTGTCCTATATCATAAACAATCACAACAGTCAAGTTGAGCCTGAAAAGGCCTTCACGCTTGGCACAGTGACCGTTGAAGGGGATTTGACCGCAGACCTGACTGAATACACCAACAGCTTTGAAACGCTTCAGAAACGGCTTCTGGATGCCTTTGGCGGCTATCTGATAACACGCTTTGAAGGCGGCGTTGTTTATCTTGATTATCTGAAGGAAATCAATCTGCTTGCACCACAGGCTGTTGAATTGGGGAAGAACCTGCTCGATCTGAAGCGCATCCGCAAGGGTTCAGAAATAGTGACGGCAATAATCCCCATCGGTGCAGAAGGCTTGACAATTGCTGCTGTCAACAATGGCCTTGACTATATTGTTGACGAAGATGCAAAAGCACAATTCGGCTTCATTGTCAAGACCGTCAAATTCGATGACATCACGGATGCAGCGGAACTGTTGGCGGCAGGTGAAGCACATTTAAGCGAACTTGTCAATATCCCTGAAACTGTTGAAGTGACGGCGGCAGACCTTGCAACGGTGAACAAGGCTTTCACATCCTTCCACCTTGGCACACAGGTCAGGGTTGCTTCTGATATTCACGGCCTGAACCATCTTTTCATTGTTTACAAACTGTCTGTGAAGCTGCTGAAACCTGCTGAAAACAAGCTGACATTAGGAAAGACTGTACAGGCCTTCAGCGAAGCTGTGAAGGGCATCACGGATGGGCAAGGGCTGATTATTCAGACAGTAGAAAAGAACGCACAGGCGGCTTCTGAAGCGGTTTACAATGTAGAGCAGAACCTGCTTTCCTCAATACAGGTTTCCGAAGAAAATATCAAGTCAACTGTTGCCGAAAACTATTATCTGAAGGATGAAACAGATGCCCTTGTGTCATCGGTCAGCACGGAAATTGAACAGACAAAAAACAGCGTTGAAATTCAATTCACACAGTTCAGCCAGGACATTGAAGCTGTTGCTGCCGGGACTGATGCGGAATTTGAAGAAATCCGAAAATACATCCGATTTATAGACGGCAGAATTCTGCTCGGTGAAATCGGAAATGAACTTGAATTGCAGATTGCCAATGACAGAATAAGCTTCCTTCAGGATGGCGCAGAAGTCGCATACTTCAGCAATCGGCGGCTGTATGTCACAGATGCGGAAATCCTGCACAGCTTACAACTCGGAAACTTTGCCTTCATGCCAAGGGCAAACGGCAATCTGTCTTTTAAATTAAGCGGTTAATTTAAAATGTGCAGCTAATTTTTCAAGTTCTATTTAAAAAAACGGCCTTTTTTTAAAATAGGTTGTCAAGGAATGATAGGCCATCATTTTCGTGACCTCAAGAAAATGATGGGGGGCAGATTATGGCAGCATCAGGCACAATTCAGCAAGCTATCAGAACAGGATACAGGCTTCAAATAGCATGGACGGTTGATTCACAGTCAGTTGCAAACAACACTTCAACTGTCACGGCAAAGGTGCAGCTTGTTTCCACTGGCAGCAGCTACACAATAAACAGCAGCGCAAGCAAAAGCGGAAGCCTGACTATTAACGGCACAAAATACACATTCAACTTCACGGCTGCACTGTCTGGCAATCAGACAAAAACGCTGTTCACAAAGACGGTCACTGTTTCCCATGCAGCAGACGGCACAAAGACCTGTTCCTTTTCCGCAACAGCAGGAATAAATGTCACGCTGTCAGGCACTTATTATGGCAATGTGACAGCTTCAGGATCAGGCACATTCAACACTATTGCAAGGGCATCAAGCATCAGCAGCGTGACAGCTTCGGTTGCTATCAACGGCACAAATGCGGTCACAGTGAACATCAGCAGAAAGTCAAGCAGCTTCACACATACTGTTGTTTTTAGCTTCGGCAGCTATTCAAAGACAACAACAGCCGTGGGAACATCCACAAGCTATGCAATCCCTACAAGTTGGATGAATGCCATTCCCAATGCTACAAGCGGTACGGCAAAGGTCACCGTCACAACCTATTCAGGCAGCACAAAGATTGGTTCAGCCGTGTCAAAGAATTTCACGGTCACGGTTCCTTCAACCGTTGTGCCGACATTTTCAAGCGTTGCCGTGAATGACACAACAACAAATCAAGGCACCTTCGGGAACATGGTACAGAACAAGTCAAAGCCGAAGTTTACTATTACGGCGGCAGGGGCTTACAGTTCAACCATAAAAACATATAAAACGGAATTTGAAGGCAAAAGCTATTCAGGGGCAACACCGACAGCAGCGGTCATCACTGGCAGCGGCCTTGTAACTGCAAAAATAACTATCACTGACAGCCGGGGAAGAACGGCAAGCACAACAAAGCAGTGGACTGTTGTCGCATATACTGCACCGAAGATTATCAGCTTTCAGGGCTTCAGATGCCTTGCAGACGGCACTGAAAACTATGACGGCGCATATTTAAGTGCAGCGGTCAACTTCAGCATGTCTTCCGTCAACGGCAAGAATTCTGCTTCTTATGTAATAGAATACAAGCTGAAAACTGCCGATACATGGACAACCTTGACAAGCGGTGCTGTTTATGCATTGAACAAAACAATTGTCAGTGCATCTGGCTTCATGTCTACTGAAAGCAGCTATGACATCAGGCTTTCAATTTCAGACGGATTCGCAACGGTCAGAAGCATCTTTGAAATACCAACAGCGTTCACGCTCCTTGACTTCAACGCTTCAGGCCGGGGGCTTGCCTTCGGCAAGGTGTCCGAGTTGACAGAAGGCGTTGAATTTGCTTTGCCGACAGTCTTCGGCCATGCGGAAACACCAAATTCCCCAATCTATCTGCAAACAGGGCAGAACCTTGATGACATTCTTGAACCGGGGTTTTATGCGATCCCAAACACGGCGGTCAGTGCTTCGTTGATAAATAGGCCGTGGGCAAGCACAGCAACAGGCGGTTTGTATGTGCTTGTGGAAGGTGATGGAATGGGGAAGTGCCAGATTGCACATGCATTGTCAAAAGATATAGGGGCTATCTACGAAAGAAGCTATTATCAAAGTGCGTGGGGTGAATGGAAAACCGTGCATAATGGCGGTGGAAAAATTCTGTGGACAGGCGGCTATTATATGACCGAAACACACAAAATTGCTCTTTCCGAAACTGTTTCTGCCCAACCTTCTGGCATTGTGCTTGTGTTTAGCAGGTATAATGACGGAGCGGCACAGGATACAAACTTCCACCACTTTTTTGTTCCGAAGGCTTTCGTTACGGCAAAGTCAGGCTTTGGCAACACCTTCATTATGGCAGCAAACAAATTTCAACTTATTGCAACAAAATATTTGTACATAAACAATACACACATCACTGGACACGCTGACAACAGTGCCGCAGGAACGGCGAACGGAATCACATACAACAATGCAGGTTTTGTTTTGCGGTATGTTATAGGCGTGTAATAACTGAAAGGAATATTGGCCATGTTTGAAGCACTCATCTCAGCGGCAGCAGCTATTCTTGTATGTATAATCAACAATCATTTTCAGACAAAAAGAACCGAAGCACAGCAGGAAAAAACAATAAGCCTTGTTTTGTACAGACTGGATCAGCTTGAAAAGAAACAGGATTTGCATAATAACGCTGTGACAAGACTATATGAAGTGGAACGCAAGCTTGGCATTGACGAAGAAAAATTAAGCGTTGCCAATCATCGCATTGATGACCTTGAACAGTTCCACAGATGATAAAAGGGCAGGGGATTATTCCCTTGCCCTTCTTTTTTATGCCTGTTCACCTTTGTAAAAATTCACATCCGCTTCAGCAGCTTGAAGTAAAACACTTGTTATGTGTTCGGCTTCAGCATAATCCTTGCTGATAAGCGCATCAGCCAGATTGTTCAGGTGTTTCAATGTCAGACTTGCATTTTCATATTCAAGCTGCATCAGTTCAGCAGATAATGCGGAAAGCTGCTTGTTCATTACATAATCATTGCTTGCATCTTTGGGCAGCTTCTTCAGCTTTGTGCCTTTGTTCTTTGTAACAACAGGCTTGATGTCAGCATATATTTCATCAATAGCAGCTTCAGCGGCTGTGTAATAGGGGAACAGATATTCAGTGCCGCCGAGGTTGCATTTCCAACCTTTGTCCTTGACACGCTCAATCAATATGCCTTTGTAGACACTTTCTGTAACTTCAATAATCATTAGACACTCATTTCCACGGCTTTGTCTTCAGCAACAGGCTTTTCAGGCTTCTTCGGTGCGCTCAAGGCCTTATTAACTGCCTTCTTTGCTGCCACTGTCTTTTCATCGTCCAACACATCACGCTTGATAATTTCGTCATTAATTATCCTGTATATTTCTTCATTGGTGCCTTTGGCATCCGGGGATATTCTTTTAATTGTTTTCCGAACGGCATCAAGCACAGGTTCAGACAAAAGAACCTGCGAAACAACAAACTTGTTTATTACCTGCTTGTGCGAATGATACTCGTCAAGGGATGCCTTGCCTGATTTAGACATTGCTTCTTTTGTCAGATAATAAAGAAAGTCAAGTTCGCTTTCCCTTTTGATATTTATCTGCGTGAAGTCAAAATCATAAACCAATTCAGAGGAAACAGGCTTTCCGAAAATGATGCGGTAAACCATCCAGTGAACAGCATTAGTCAGAATCACCCATTCAACGCCTGAATTTGAACCGTAATCAACAGCCTGTTTTATGTGCATTTCCTTCAGGTTAAGTCCTGCCGCCTTTGCTTCAATAAGAATTCGTGGCTGTCCGTTAATCTTCACAGCAAGGTCACAGAAAGTCTTCTTGATTGCGAATTCGGATGTTATTTCGGTGTATTTATCATATCCGAACACATCAGCCAAGACATCAAGAATGATTGCAACAGTATCGCTTTCATTAACATCCTTATCCCTTGCCTTTGCAACAATCGGTTTATACCGTTTCACGCCTTCACAGAGCCGGGTTTTAACTTTTGCAGGAATAACCGCCATATCAGCACCACCTAAATAAAGATGGCAGTATTTTAGAACAGTTTTCAGCACAAAACAACACCGACAATGCAGTTTCAGCAATTCAAATAAAAGGGAAGGGTTCATTTTGGATATTTTGCAACATAAAAAGGGAAGGCTGACTGCCTTCCCTTAATTCTTATTTATTCAGCTTTTCTTTTAGTTCTTCGTGTGTTAGAATGCCGATACTATATAACTCAAGCAGTGATTCCACATATACGGCCTTTCTTTCCTTGTATTCCTCAACTGTTATCATTTCCGCAATCAATAATGTTTCTAATAATCCTAATGTGTTCATAATCGTCTTCTCCTTTGATATATAAGGTTATTTGATTATTTCCATCATCAATGTTCAAGTGAACCTGCACATCAATGATGGAAATGAACGGTGCGAAGAAATCACACCTTCAGTTTCACATCCAATTCAATGGGTGGTGTTGTCCAGTTGCCGCCTGTGTTCAACGGTGATTTATAGCGTGTTTTTTTCTGTTCCTTATCGTAATAACGGATTTGTTGACTTTTAATTCTTTCAGGCTTATCCCTTGAATAATCTATCCGTTCAATGCAAGCCTTCAACAAACTGTTCTGCTGTGCCGGGTCAGCATCAGGGTCACGCAAGGCATCAAGTGCTTCTTTGAAAGTGATAATCTTTTCTTCATAATCAACAGGTTCAGGCATGGATTCGTAAGCCTTGCAAAGTGCCTGTTGAACTTCTTCTTTTTCCTTCAGCAGCCTTTCATTCAACTTCTGGAAAATGTGCTGTGGCATCCTCTTTGAAGGGTCTGGATCAGATTGGGCTTCCCATTGGGAAAGTTCTTTTGCTTCCAGTTCCTTTTTCTTTTGTTCAAGGTTTTTGATAAGGCTTGCGTGAAGCTTGACGGAATCACCTTCATTGTTTTCAAGGCGTGTTTCAAAGTCAGAAATACATTCTTCAAGTATAGAGCATACACGGTCAATCATTTCTTCATAGAGAACGGAACCTGATTTGCACCGGGTTTGTCCGTCACACAGCAGCCGAGGTGCATTTCTTTCACTGCCGTCTTTGTTCTTGTAAGTTCTTAAAGACATTGCCCTTCCGCAACGGCACCACACTAAACCTGCCAATGGGTTCCTGACTTTGGTTTTTGCTTTTGCCCTGTGGTTTCTTCCCTTTTTTGCCTGGGCAGCGTTGAATAATTCTTCAGGGATAATTCCTTCATGTCGGCCTTCAAAGATAAGATATTCCCCTATCTTTGCAGTTGGCCTTGTCTTGATAATTTCACCGTCTTCAACGATAGTCACAGTTTTCCTGAAGTTCCATCTTACCTTGCCGATATAATGGATGTTTTCAATCATGTCCTGCATTGCAGCAGGTGACCAAAATTCACCTTTGGGCGGTTTTATTTTCATATCGTCAAGATAATTGCAGATGCGCTGACATCCCATGTCCTTATTTACATACATATCAAAAATCATGCGGACAACATCTGCCGTTTCAGTATCTTCTTCAAGCGTTGGGCATTTGCGCTTACCATCCAAGACAGTTATTTTCTTGAAGCCATAGGGCGCATAAGTTCCAAGATAGTTCCCGGATGCAACACTTTGCAATCTGCCTCTTGCCTGAATTTTCTTGTAATATTCAAGATAATCATTGCCACGCTTCAGTTCCCTTTCAAAAGCATCCCAGTCATATTCATCACGCAAGTCATAAATTCTGTTCAGGGTAATGACAAGGGTGTTTGTATGCTTCAGCAGCTTCATCAGCCGTCCGATGTCTTCAAGGTCACCACGAGTTAAACGCTGTGGCTCTACAACTTTGACAGCCTTAATTTTGGGTGATTCTATTCGGCGCAATACAATCTGAATTTCAGGCCTGTCCTTCAATGTTTCGCCAGAAACAACTTCCCTGTATTTGTTATCTTCAGGCACTTTGCTGCCGAGATGCTTTTCAGCCCATTCATCAAGCATGGCTTCATGCTTTGAAAGAACTTCTTCAACAGTCAGTAAAGGGTCATCAGACTGTGACTTTCTTAAATAGTCAATTACTTCTTCAGGTTTAAAATCAATTTTTGGCTGATAATACATGCCAACCATTCCCTTCTGTATTGGGTTCTTTTTTATCTTGAAACTATCTTTTCCATATAAGTATCAATCAACTTGCCTTTGCGGTCATTTTCATAACGCCAGTGTTCAACATCGGCACGAAGCCTTTTTATTTCTTCAAGCAAAAAATCAATCTGTCTTTGCTTTTCATCCCTTATGGCTTGCATTTCTGCATTATAGGAAGAATGAATGTTGTCCAGTGCTGATCTGTAATCCTTATTATCGGCTAAAGCCCTTTCCAGTTCGGTCATTGCGGTTGAAAGCTGCTGTGAATTGTCAGGAACGGTTTCTTCAAATGCGAGATAACAGGGATATTGATTTGATGAACCAATGATTGCATCTTCAATCAGCCTTGCGGTTTCACGCATGATGTCCTGTGTGCAGTTAATAGCCATAAGGCGTTCAATAGTCTTGACTGACACGCCTGACCTATCCGCAACATCTGCATTTGATAGACCGTTTGCCCTTTTCATGTCACGCATGAATTCACACCACCGGGGCAGTTCCATTGCTGAAGTCCGGGGGCCGTCACACTTTCTGTCTTTACGATGATGGCATTCAAGGCATCTGTTATAAGGCTTTGCGACAACATTTTTCTGTTCTTTCATAAAATACTTCTCCATTTTATAAGCAATTTTATCGTCATTCCCTCATATAAGGGGGGCAAGGGTGCAGTATTTTTCGCTGTTTTCCCTTTATTTTTGGCTGTATTTTTTGCGTATAAAATGATAGGCTATGCACAGGTCAGAAATGGCCTATCATTCCTTTCAGGTGTGGGGGTGGTTGTTTGGCAGCGGTCATCCCCACATCATTTCAATCTTCCGTCACAGTTCGCTTGTATTCGACATGGCATCAATTGTAATATATAGCAACACTTACCATTGCTTTTAAAAGTTTCTAACAATACAATAATTTTAGATAAGTCAATCAGAACATTAGTTCCCCGGTTGAAAGGAGAGGGAAACAAGATGACAAAAGAAGACCTAATAAAAATTATAGAAAACTTAACCGATGCACAAATTGAATATCTGTGCCATCTGACAACGATTTTATTTTGCCAAACTGCGGATTAACTCTTTTACAATTTTCTTGTTTTCTTCAGACAATATAGAATAAATTTCAAGCGTTTCACGCAAATCACTATCAATCAGCACTCTTGCACTTAGTTCAGCAGCTTCCTTCGGATTAGATTCAATTATCAAGTCTGATCCTTTAAGGTCTAATGCTTTGGCTAATTTTTGCAGAGTGCTTCTTTTTATATTGACCACTCTGCCGTTTTCATATTTAGCAATTGCAGACTTTTGAACACCAACGAATTTGCCAAGTTCTTCTTGTGTAAATCCCTTCGCAATCCTTGCATCTTTTATTAACTTTCCTATTTCCAAGAGGTTCACCACCTTTCTGTGTCTTAATAATACATCAGCATGTCTTAAAAATCAAATATTTTTTTATAAAATTAAAAAATACTTATTGACAAGCGAAAATTATCGTAGTATAGTAACGGTGTCCTGAACAGACACAATATGTAGTATGCATATATTTTTTTACCGCAAGGTGTCCTGTTTAGACACAAATTAATTCAGAAAGGAAGGTGAATGCATGAACAGCAAACTGATGCGAAGTGTTATGTTGCTCAACGGTGACACCAATGCTTCACTTGCGGAATATCTTGGAATTACTGAACAGAGTGTGTCGAACAAAATCAACGAAAAAGGCACCGAATTCAAACAGGGCGAGATCACGAAAATCAAGTCAAGATATAATCTTGACTGTGATATGGTTGACCGTATTTTTTTTGCTGAAACAGTATCTAATTAAGACACACATCAAGACAACCAGTCAGCGAATATCTTAAAAGACCAACAAAAAGGGCGTGATTATTTGAGCGGTCAGGGCAAGGACATATATGAAGAACCAATAATTTTTACATATCCGAATACAACGGTCAGAGTGTTCAGGCCTATTCTGACCGATGAAGAAAGAGCAAGACGGATGAAGATAATTGAAAAAGCTGCTGTCAGCTTAGTTTTATCAGAAAGGAAGGCATGAAATGGCAAAAGGTATCTTGACAATTACAAGTCTGCTTCTGCTGTGCATTTCAAATGAAGTTATCAGCATGGGCGTTCTGATTGTGTGGGCATTCATCGGCCTTGCACGGTTCCTGAAGGCAGCAGCGGAAGGCGGTGCATTCGATTGAACATCCCTGACAACTATGACCTGTGGGAAGCACATGACCGGGAACAATGCAGACGGCTTGCACAGCTTCCTGTGTGCGCTGACTGTGACAATCCGATTCAGCAGGAAGATGCGGTGTACATAAACGGCGAATGGCTGTGTGATGATTGCCTTTCATCTTATAGAAGGGAAGTGTTGCCTGAATAGCAATTTGACCTTTGTTTAATTTGAAAGGAATGATTTTAAATTTGCCAAAAATCGGACTGGTTGATGTAGACGGTCACAACTTTCCTAATATCCCATTGATGAAAATATCAGCGTGGCACAAAGCGCAAGGGGATCATGTTGAATGGTATGAACCGATGTTTTCGGGACACATGGACAAGGTTTATATGTCAAAGGTTTTCAGCTTTTCCCCGGATTATGAATTTTACATTGATGCAGATGAAGTCATCAAGGGTGGAAGCGGTTACTGCATCAGCCTTGTTAATGGAAAAGAAGTCTTTGATAAAAGCAAAGACATTGAACTGCCCTATGAAATAGAACACATATATCCTGATTATTCATTATACGGCATCACTGACACGGCATACGGCTTCCTTTCGAGGGGATGCCCAAGAGGATGCAGCTTCTGCCATGTCGAAGCAAAGGAAGGCCGTGCTTCCCGGAAAGTTGCTAACTTGAAAGAATTCTGGAACGGTCAAAAAAACATTGTCCTTTGCGATCCGAATATTCTTGCTTGCAAGCAATGGAAAGACCTTTTGCAGCAGCTTATTGACAGCAAGGCATGGGTGGACATCAATCAAGGGCTTGATATTCGTCTGATGACAGAAGAAAAGGCCGAAATGCTGAAGCAAATAAAAATGAAACAGCTTCACTTTGCGTGGGATAGGTATCAAGACAAAGAAACTATTCTGCCGAAATTCAAGATGTTCAAAGACATATATGGCGGCAATGAAAGAAGCCTGATCGTTTATGTCTTATGTAATTTTGACACAACACTTGAACAAGACCTTGAAAGGATATACACACTGCGAGAATTGGGCTATTGGGCTTATGTGATGCTCTATAACAAGGAACATATACCAAGGCGGCATGAGTTGCGGAAATTAGCCAGATGGGTTAACAACCGTTTTATTTTCGCAAAGTGTGAAACATTTGAAGATTATTTGAAAGGAGTAAAAACATGAAAGAAATTATCAGTGGAACAAAGCGCAAGCAGAAGAATCCCACCACCAACTATCCCAAAGACCCACACAAGGCATTTTGCGAAAGATGCTTTGCCCACAACGGTCATTGCCCTGATACCGGGCGGCAGAAGAAAAATTCAGCCTGTACGCTGTAAAAAAGGATGTGAAGTAATGAAAGACTTTTCAAGAGGCGTAAGCTATTACACCTTGGCAACGGTTGAAATCGGCTTCCCTGAAGAAGATATTTGCTGCCACTGGTGTCCGTTCCTGAGCAACGATTATAAGCTTGACCGGGAACGATGCAGCAAAACAGGTGAAATCTTGATTGCGCCGAAACATGAAATTGGGTATTACTGCCCTTTGAAGTTTGAAAAATAAAAATATTTTGAAAGGAAAATAAAAAAATGAGCCTTACAGTATCCGAAACCGGGAAGAAAGAATTCCCCATCCTTGAAGAAGGAAGTTATGTCGCAATATGCAACATGCTTGTTGACCTCGGTATGCAGTTCAATGAAACCTACGGCAACAGCAGCAGGAAGGTTTTGATTGGTTGGGAACTGCCTGAAGAACTGATTGAAATCAACGGTGAAAAGGTTCCCCGGACTATCAATCAGCGTTACACGGCAAGCCTGAATGAAAAGTCTGTTTTGCGCCGTGACCTTGCCGCATGGCGTGGCCGTGACTTCACTCCTGCTGAACTTGCAGAATTCAACCTTCGCAACATAGTCGGTGCGCCCTGTCTGCTTCAGATAATCCATCGTGAATACAACGGCAAGAAATATGCCAATGTTGTCAGCGTGATGTCACTGCCGAAGGGCATGCCGAAGCCGCAGATGTCGGAGCCGCCTGTCATATACGATATTGACGAGGATGATCCTGCAAAGGTCAATGACCTTGCGCCCTGGATTAAAGAAATTATTGTCAAGTCTGACAGCTATCAGCAGCGCATCAATCAGGGTGACGGCGTTGCAGCACCTGAATTCACTGAAATTGAAGACGAAGGCGAACTTCCGTTTTAAGAAAGGATAATGTGCAATGAAGGCCAAGGTCAACAAATACCGTAACAAGAAGGTCACGGTTGACAACATCACTTATGACAGCGTAAAGGAAGCGTTGCGCCACAAGGATTTGCTCCTGCTCGAAAGGGCAGGAGAAATCCAGAAGCTTGAAAGACAGGTTGAATATATCCTCATCCCTTCACAGCGCATCAGCGGCAAAGTTGTTGAACGGCCTGTAAAGTACAAGGCAGATTTTGTTTACCTTGACAAATTCGGCAAGCTGATTGTTGAAGATGTGAAGGGGTACAAGACCAAAGAATTCATTATAAAAAGGAAGCTCATGCTTCAGCAGTACGGAATCAGAATTAAGGAGACATGACATGTCAAAGCTTATTGATTTAACCGGGAAACGCTTTGGTAGGCTGACCGTTGTGAAGAAGGTTCCGTCAAAGAACACTAACGCTCGGTGGCTTTGTAAGTGCGACTGTGGAAACGAAATCACAGTGCTTGGCACAACGCTGAGAAGGGGCGAAAGCAAAAGTTGCGGTTGTTTGAGGTCGGAATATTGGAGAGATAGAAAGACCACGCACGGATTAAGTCAGTCAAGGCTGTATCACATTTGGCACGGAATGCATGACAGATGCTATTTGAAAAGCAATCCGGCTTTCCCCAATTACGGCGGCAGGGGGATTGAAATGTGTCCAGAATGGGAAGGAAGTTTTGAAGCCTTTTATGCATGGGCAATGTCAAA